CATTGTAAATGTACTAGCACCATTAGCATGAACAACATCAGTCACTAAATAAGAAATGGTAATTAAATCACCATCTTTTGGTTCAGCTCCAATAATTCCATCTCCGAAATACACTTCAAATAATCCATCATCATTTTCTTGAAGATAAAATACTTCTGATGTTGTTGTTATATTTGTTAAATCTGTAGCCTGTTTCCAAGTTGTTACTGTACCATTTGAATTTATAGTAATATTAATAGTTGAAGTATCTGCATTACCATTCATTAAAGCAAATCTTTGATTTGCTACTTGAGAACTAAATCTATAAACATCTGAAGATAAAGATCCTTGAACAACTTCTAAATCATCAAACAACCAATTACCTGATGTATTTTTAGCAATCGTTTTATTATTTAATGAAATAAATGTATAGGTAATACCATCATAATTTGTTTGAAATTGATGACCTCTAAGTATTGTCAAAGCTGTTTGACTACTATTAACTCCATTGACTGTTAAATCAAATGTAGCTTTTGCTCCTGTTCTTGAAGAAGGTGTGTATCCTAATTCTTTGGCTCTTGATACAACATTCTTTCTAATTTGTGCCGTGTCTAAAAACATTTCAGAGGCTACCATATTTGCATTGAATGCTGCAGTATGTGCAGAATATGCTAATAAGTCTGTGAGTATTGATATATTAGATCCTTGAAAATTGTAATCTTTTAAAGTGTCTTGTCCTTGTAAATATTCACTTAAACTTGCTTCTACTTGATCAAAGTCTAAATCTGTTATGTTAATGTTTGAACTTTTTACTGTCGCCATTATCTTACTCTCTCTAATATTATGTTTAATTCTTGTGGTTCTGTATTATTTAAAATAGTAAATAAAATTGTTAAATCTATTGAATTTTTAATTACATTTACAAAAACATTACTTACTACAGCTCTTGGTTCATATTTTCCTATCATCTCTTTGATGTTTAGTTCCATAACTCTAGCGCTTGTTACATCAGCCATTTCAAATAACATATTAGAAAAATTTGTTCCTAAACTTGGTTTAAATGGTCTTTCATAATAATTTGTTGATAACAAATTTTTAATAGACCTTTTAACAGCATTTATATCATACTTTAAAGTAATGTCTTTACTCTCTGGATGTAGTGTCATATTTATATCAATATCTGTCCACCACTTTCGTGATGTTCTTGATGCTTTATTTTTACTACTAAACTGAGCCATATAACTATTTATATCATTTTATTAATCTTTTATAACACTTATGGGATAATAAAAATAACATCTCCTTCTTCTGCAGCTTCTGTAAGAACTATTGATGATCCGTTTGTTGCTGTGTATTGACTAGACACTTCATATACAATATCTTCTCCGTCTTCTAATAGAATTTTATCTCCATCAGTTTCATCTATAACATAATCTTCTAATGAAACACCTGTTTTAAATACTGTTGGAGCTCCTACTGTATAACTTAATGTATTGTTATTATTATCAGATCCTGTGAATGTGGTTTGATTTGAAGAAGCTGTATATCTGGGCATAGCTTTAGCTGCATTCATAGCAGTAGTTTCAGCTGAAGTAAATTTGAACTTAGCCGCTGCTCCTACTTTATTAGATATAGATGTTGAGCTTCCTCCAGCTACTATCATGCCTGTTGCATAAAGAAGGTCTGGTGGAGATATTTTGGAAGGCACACCCATAACTTTTAAGAAATCACAAAAATCAAATGTAACCATAGACATTATTTCACCAAGACCAATTGCTTCTAAGAAACTTGAAACTGTTTCCATCCATTTTTTAAGTAACCATAATTGATAATTTGCTTTAAGTTCTGCAAAAGATTCTTTACATCTTCTCATCTTATTTTCACTACAAACAAAATCCTCATCTATCCCACCACAAAAATCTGCTAACGAAAATGGTCCTATACTCATCGCTTCTAATTGTTCAATCATATTTCCAGACATTGTTTCTGATAGCTTATCTATTAGTTCAATTTTTTCAAAGTCATCTATATCTTCTTCTATCTTATCTACTTCTGCGTTGAAGGCTGCTTTCTCTGCATCTACAACAGGTTGTATCATCGCACCAATATCTAAAGATAATGGAATTGGTAAATCAGGTAATCCTAATGCTTTCCATATCTTATCAAATATACTTATAAGTTTTTCAAAGAGAGCGAATAAAAGACTATAACCACTTGAAGACATTTGTATTTGTATCCAAGACCAAACTGCTTCAGCTTTGAGCTCAGTTATTTCTGTTCCGAACTCTCCACCAAAAGATTGAGCTTCTGCAGGCATTAAATCATACAAAGCATCTATGACTGCACCTCTTTCATCAGATATTAAATCTGCTATTTCTGATTGTAGATCAGAGTCTTCACCAACAAATCCTGATTTTAATTCATCTATCTTAGTGTTGATACTATTTTTTGTTGCTTCATCAGTTCCAGCAAACTTTGCTTTAAGTTCATCTTTATAATTTGGATCAGTTAAAAGTTTTACAATATCAATACTTATAGGTAATGGTGGGAGTGGTATTTCAAAGTCTACAGGTATAACTTTACTAATAAGTTCTAATATCTTATTAATAACAAACATTGGATATTCGCGCATGAGACAATCAACAATCACTTCCCATTTTCTTTCTGGAATATCTATGTTTTCCCAATTAGGAGCACATGGCCCTAAGAGACCTTCAACTTCATCTAGTATTGATTGTAAATCTTCACTTGCTTGTTCTAATTCTTCATTAGTCATTACTGTAGCAAGTACTTCTAGTTTACCTGGAATACTTGCTAACTGCATAAGGGAGTTAGCTAAGTCTTGTTTGGTCGGCATGATATTACATGGACCAAGTTTGAATTCAGGAATAGTTAATTGAGGGACATCAACTGAAGTTGTTCCATCATCAGAAGTAATAGATACTGTATGTGTAGTCATTATCCAATTATATTTTTCCCAATAGATGCTATCTTAGTGTCTAACATTGAAAAGATTTTAGTTATTCCAGATGAAACAATATCAGTAGGTCCTTGGGATGTAATCTTCGTTGCTAACTTAGCAAAGACATTAATTTTTCCATTAAAAGAATTAATATTTAAAGTACCATCTCCGTAATCGTTTAAATTAATGTCTTTACCTTGGATATTTACATCTTGACCTGAAGCAGCTATGATATGAATTTCACCTTCATTATTAATTTCTATTCTTGCACCCTTTCTATGAACTATATTAATCCTTTCATAATCTGGTGTGTCATCTATTTCAATTACATGACCTGATTCAGATTCGTAGACATGATTAAATGGATATTTTGGGTGCACCCATTTTCCTCGGTCTTCTTCTGAAAATTGAAGCTTTGGATCGTTTTCAATCATCCAATTAGGATGAAGATTCATATCATATATTCCATCTGCCCGACCTAACTTATTTACATCTGATTGCTCTAGATAATCTTCTCTTGGATAATTTACCGCATCGTAACCATCTTTTTTTGGAGAATGATCCAGATCCAATGTTAATCCTGTACTTCTTGTTGGATTGTGTGATGGGTTTATTCCTTCAGGTGTGTCCCCATAATTTGCAACAGCAGGTATTCTTGGATCAACAAATCCTATTCGACTTCTTTGTGAGTCTTGAATAGCTGCTAAACCTGCTAGGTTAGTTACATCGGAGTTCCTACCTTCTACATTTTTAATTACATGAGTATTTAAAGAATTCTGGCCAACAAAAGAACCCATTATCATAGGATCTTGTTTTGAACCACCATCTTTCCAAAATCCAACTACCCAAGAACCTTCAACTAATCCATGAAGTGTTAAACCAAGACCAGAATTTGAAGAAGAAGTTGTAGGCATCATTACAGCTGCCCAAGGCAAATCTGCAGTTGCTATTCTAGTTTTGTCTTGTGTATGGGCTCCAAATATTCTAACACGAACTCTATTTAATTTCTCTGGGTCATTTCTATCTTCAACAACTCCAGTAAACCATTTAAAATTATCTTCTATTCTCATTCTTATTGTCCTACCTCAGGTTCTATAAACTCAGTTTTAAGTTTTTCATAATGTTGTCCAACATTATCCAAACAACTATCTTTCATACAAGTTATATTTGTTGTCATTTCTTCTGGTGTTAAATCCCACATAATTTCAGTAATTAAATGTTCACCACTATTCATCGGATCTTCTTTCAATGGGCCACTACCAGTATCTCCTGGACTAGTAATATAAAGATCAATCATTTTTCCTGTAGATATATCTGATCTAGCTGATATTTTAGCAGTAATTGTATTATATTTAAGTAGAGTCTTAGCAGCCTGTTTAATTAAAGTATCATTAACTAATCCTTCATTTGCCTCATTACTATACTTATAACCTTCTCCAAAAATATTAGATGTTTGATAATCTAACATACTATAAGCTTCTGTAAAATTACTAATAGATTGATTTGGGTTTGCATGCTCGCTGATATTTTTTGGTTTGTAGTGGATAGAATCCAATTCTTGGATATTAGTCTCTCCACCGTCTTCAGTTATATTTGAAGGTTTACCAATCCAAAAGTTTTCTGGTGTAGTTCTAACCATTGCCCAATCACCACCATCTTTACCAATCATTCCTTTCGCGCCTTTCTCACCTTCTTCTGTAGTATCCTTCTGAATCTGTGATGGTGAATCAAGATAACTCCAACTATGTTCCCATACCTGTTTATGTTTCATGTCAACGGTAACTTGCTCTCCTGCAAATAATCCAAAAACAGTACCTTCTATTACATCAGCATGTGTACCAGCTTCATATCCCAGTATTCTTTGTCCAAGGCCTTTAGTATTATCTTCGTCAAGTGTAGAAGAATCTTCAGCTGGTGAATAATAAAACTTTACACCAGGTAAATATTTGTCTTGTATCATATCTCCCAATGATCGTATTTTATAACTACCATAAGCCGATTCATACCAAAAGAATACTGACTCAAAGACTGATTTTTTATTATCTATTGCATTAGTAGCTGCATTATATTGATTACATAACCAATTTATTGTATAATTGACTGACCAATTAGGAAAAACAAATTGATGGTTGTCATCTGTCCAGCTGGTGTCAAGTCTTTGCCAATAAGGGAAATAAGAATAAGTTTCTGTTTCAAAAACTCTATCTTCTGCTTCTTCAACTGATACTTTTGTTTCTATGGGGTCTGGAGGTTCTTGAAAACTTAAATATTCTTGACCTATTTTTCCAGCAACTTCAATATGACTTCCTCTATAAACTTTACTTACTCTAAATCTTCTAGATGTTAAAAATTCTGGAGAACAAAATGACAACTTATAGGCGATAGTAGTTTGATCATGTCTTTGGAAATTTGAAACTTTATAAATCCTAAATAATTTATCTATTGAAGGAAAGTTGTGTGGGTTTCCTTCGTCACCACCCATTCTAAATTTTATTCTAAGTGATTCTTGACCTGTAAAAAGCAACTGTTTAAAAAGTGGAGGTGTAATTGAATCTATTATTATTAATTCACCCATTAAAAAATTATTTGTAATAGCTTCAAAAATTTTACATTCACCCATCATATTTCGTACATCCATAGAGATACCTTCATTATTAGTGATTGTTAAAATCTCTAAAGTATATGCATAAGGATTACTGTCTTTTGTCTCAGACAGTCTTGGAGATGTATTGCTTACTTCACCTGCGGTCATAATTAACTTCTCATTAATTCAATAAATTCATTTACTATTGTTTCTATATATGTAGGCTGAATATATCTAATGGTATGTTTATCTTCATTTAAATTTCTTTCATGTTCGTCATTAGTTATAAGATCATTGCCTACTTGATTGATTGTGAATTT